CGCTATCAAAGTCTCCGGACCTTGCTCCCCCAGATCTCATTTTAGTCAATGCCTTTAATAAATGAACTGTTGCAATATACATTGCCGCATCATCAGAATTTGAAACAGAAAACTTTCCTGCAATAGAGATACTTCCTATTGACGACTTTTGATAAAAATTTATAGGAAAATTAGCATGAAGTGGTGTTTGAGAAGTGTATTCTGCTTTGTACTCTACATTAATTGAAGGTGTGTAGGGGAAAATTATACCGTGTAAGTTTGAAACGCCCATCTCATTATTAAGACCTATAGTCTTATTAGTAAGATAGATCGGGGGAACTTTAATTCTAACTCTTAGATCTTTTCCTAATTTGTTACCATTAACATCTACTATATTAGTTATAACTTTAGGATCAGCAGGTTTGATAGCTCCCGGGGACACTCTGGAAACTATTCGTTTGCCGAAGCCAGCAGACAATGAACCAAACTGATCGGTGGCGGACAATGAACCAAACTGATCGGTGGCGGCTTGTTGGGTATTTCCTATAATTGATGGAAGGTTAAATGACATTTGTATTTTTCCTATGTATGGTATTTACCAATAAATAAAACACTCTTATAATGGTTGACATTGCCGTTTCGTACCTGCTACAATGTCTTATCAAGGATTCATAAAAATAATGACAACAACATTGACCCCTAACGGAAAAAAGGTAAAATACTTAAACAACAGAGACTTATTATCAGAAATACATAGAAGTAAGTGTTCGTTTTCAAGTTTTACCAAAAAAGAATACAGTCAACACGATATAATTCTATCAAATTTAGATAAAATTAACATACGGACTGTTGCAGATGCAAAGAGGAATAAGGCAAAGCGAATGGGACTAGAAGCATTTACGGCTGCTCGTCTATCAGGTGATAAAAAAATTAAACTAGCAGAGTGTACTCCAGACTACACAACTATTGCTAAAACTGATTTAGTGTTTCGAATTATGACATTTGAACACATTCCCCTAGCACCGGGCCGCAAGAAGACTACTAAAACAACTGCGGACAGTCATGATAAAGTAAATTTTCCGCCATTTCAGCATTGGAAATTTAATGATGGCGGCGAATTAGAATGTGTGGGCAAAAGTCATTGGAAAGGTCCATTAGACACTGGTAGGTTTAGCAAAGATCACGGACGCATAACTGAAAACTTAGGCAAGATGTTTATCAAACTGAGTGAACGTTATGCTCAAAGATCTAATTGGCGTGGTTATACCTATGTTGAAGAAATGCGTGGACAAGCTATTTTACAATTAAGTCAAATTGGTCTACAGTTTGATGAAAGTAAATCAGAAAACCCATTCGCTTATTATACAGCCGCAGTGACCAACAGCTTTACTCGAGTGCTTAATATTGAAAAGAAAAACCAAAATATCCGTGATGACATGTTAGAATCGCACGGATTGACTCCTAGTTTAACTAGACAAAATCAACAGGTGTACGCAGAAGAAACTGCTCGTCAGGCTGAATTGTATAAAAACTTTCGTATGCCAAAGAGTGAGGAAGATCCTATTGAAGGTGAATCTGAAGAAACTGATGTTTGACTTTGCTTGAACAAATCTATACACTGTTAGATAGGAGAACAACAATATGAACCTTTTTAAAAAAGTAGCCTGTTTTACTGACATACATTTTGGACTCAAGTCTAACAGTAGTACTCATTTACGAGATTGTGAAGAATTTGTAGATTGGTATATCGAAAACGCTAAAAAAGAAGGGTGCGATACTGGAATCTTTTTAGGAGACTGGTCACATAATCGAAATAGTCTCAACTTGATCACGCTGGATACCAGTATCCGATGCTTGGAAAAACTAGGAGCTGCTTTTGAGCAGTTCTTCTGGTTTCCGGGCAATCACGATTTGTTTTACAAAGATAAAAGAGATATCCATAGTAGTGCATTTGGAAAACACATTCCCGGAATGACCGTAATCGACGGCGTAACAACTATCGGCGATGTTACACTTGTGCCGTGGTTGGTAGGTGAAGAGTGGAAAACTATCAGTCAAGTTAAGAGCAAATACATGTTCGGACACTTTGAATTGCCCTTATTCTATATGAATGCTATGGTACAGATGCCTGATCATGGTGAATTGCAAGCTAGTCACTTCAAACATCAAGACTATGTGTTCAGCGGACACTTCCATAAGCGTCAACAGCGTGATAAAATTGTCTACATTGGTAATGCTTTTCCACATAACTTTGCAGATACAGGCGATGATGCCCGAGGTATGATGGTTATGGATTGGGGTGGGGAACCTAAATTCATCGACTGGCCTAACTGTCCTAAGTATCGTCATGTTAAACTAAGCGACTTAATTGACAAGAAGGACGATATCATGAAGGGCAAGATGCACCTTAAAGTCAGTCTTGACATCGATATCAGTTACGAAGAAGCAAACTTTATCAAAGAAACCTTTACTCAAGAGTATGACATCAGAGAAATCAGTCTTATTCAAGATAAAATTAACTTAGAAGGCAACATTGATGACAATCCGGACACTAAATTTGAAAGTGTGGACCAGATTGTATCAGAACAACTAGTTAATATTGAATCTGACCAATTCGATAAGGCAGTTTTACTAGACATTTATAATAATCTATGAGTTTTAAAATCCGTAATATCACCGTGAAAAATTTTCTATCAGTAGGAAATCAAACACAAGCCGTTGACTTTGACAAAGAACTTTTAACTTTAGTGCTGGGCTCTAATCACGATCTAGGTGGGGACGACACAGGATCTCGTAACGGCACAGGCAAGACCACCATTGTCAATGCATTGTCGTATGCATTATACGGTCAAGCACTGACCAACATCAAAAAAGAAAACCTGATCAACAAGACCAACGGCAAAGGCATGTTAGTTACTGTTGAGTTTGAAAAATCTAGTGTTAAGTATCGTATTGAGCGGGGCCGTAAGCCCAATGTACTGAAATTGTTCGTTAATGATCAAGAATTAAAGAGCAAAGACGAAGATGAAGCACAAGGTGACAGCCGTGAAACACAGAAAAGCATTGAACAGATGTTGGCAATGTCCCACACTATGTTCAAACACCTAGTTGCACTCAACACCTACACAGAACCCTTCTTGAGTATGAAGGCTGCTGAACAACGAGAAGTAATTGAACAGTTGTTGGGCATTACTCAACTGAGTGAAAAGGCAGAAGCACTAAAGCTATTGATCAAAGAAACTAAAGACAGCATCACCGCTGCACAGTTTAAGATTGAAGGTATTAAGAGTGCTAACGAAAATGTTCAAAAGAGCATCAACAGTTTGCAACTCAAGAGCAGTGCTTGGGAATCTAAGAAAGAAACTGAAATAGAAGGACTAGGTAAAGCCATTGTTAATCTAGAATCAGTTGATATAGATGCAGAACTAGCAGCTCATGTTGCATTAAAAGCATGGGATGAAGAGAATGCTCGCATTCGCAGTCTTAACAAACAACGTGCTACTCTAGAGTCAGCAGTGATTCAAGCGGAACGCACACTAAACAGATATACTAAAGAGATTAAATTACTCGATGATAAGAAGTGCCCTGCTTGCGAACAGGATCTACATGATCATAAGCATGATGAAATGCTGGCAACCGCTGCTAATAATTTATTAGATGCACAAACTTACTTTGATAAAGTAAGTGCTGACTATACCAAAATTGTAGAAGAAATAGGAACTGGTGAGCAACCACATAGACCCAACACCTATTACGATACAGAAGCAGAAGCACTAGGTCATAAAAACAATCTTGCCAGTTTAGAGCGCACATTAACACAGAAGATCGACGAAGCTAATCCTTATGAAGAGCAAATCGAAGATCTAAAGAACACTGCGATTCAAGAAATCAACTGGGATCAAGTGAACGCTCTTGCCAAAGTTAGAGATCATCAAGAATTCCTTTACAAACTGCTGACAAACAAGGACAGTTTTGTTCGTAAGAAGATTATCGATCAGAACTTAACCTACTTGAACAAGCGATTGACCTACTATATTGACAAACTAGGACTACCGCACAAGGTAGTATTCCTAAATGATCTTACTATTGAGATTACTCAGTTAGGTCAAGACCTAGACTTTGACAACTTATCTAGAGGTGAACGTAATCGTTTAATCCTGTCCATGAGCTTTGCATTCCGTGATGTATGGGAAGGTCTGTATCAGAATATTAACTTGTTGTTTGTTGACGAGCTTATGGATGCAGGAATGGATGCAGCAGGTGTCGAAGCAGGTCTTGCGGTTCTAAAAAAGATGGCACGGGAACGCAATAAGAATATATACTTGATAAGTCATAAAGATGAATTAGTAGGTCGTGTAAACAACGTCCTTAGAGTTATCAAAGAAAATGGATTTACCAGTTACTCAAACGATGTCGACTATGTTGAATGAAGAGATAAACAAGTATACAGAAATGTATTCTCAGCTGATTACTGAATTTGCAGGTCTGCATAACACACATATGTCGTTTGTAAAATACATTGGCAGAGAAACAGGATTTGCCACTAGAAAACACCTACATCAAATATGTGTTATTGCCAACGACATGAGAAGACAGGGTCAAAAGATCCGTAGAGAAAGCATTGCAGCTAAACGAACTGCAATAAAAGAAGCAAAAGCAGAAAAAGCCAGGCTCAAAGCTATACCAAAAAAGCGTGGGCGCAAAACAAAAGGAAATAAAAATGACAACAATCAATGAACAATTACAAGCACAGTTTGCAGAATTTCTAGCAGAGGATGCAAAATTTACAGGCGGCAATAGTGCAGCCGGAACTCGCAGTCGCAAGGCTCTTGGAGAGTTAAGTAAGCTAGTAAAAGCAAGACGCAATGAAATTACAGCAGAAAAGAACGCTCGCAAAGAAGCTAAGGCAGCAAAATAATTGAACAACTGGACTTATCAAGGTTCAGTAGTCGAAGAGCTACCCGAAGACTGTATAGGTTTTGTATATTGCATTACCAATACTGTCTCGGGTCGCAAATATATTGGCAAAAAATTAGCAAAATTTAGTAAAACGACCTACAAGACTGTAAAGTTAAAGAACGGCACAAAGAAAAAGAAAAAGATCCGCAGCAAAATTGCTTCGGATTGGCAAGAATATTACGGCTCCAGTGTTGAGCTGACAAAAGACATAGACACCTTGGGCAAACAAAACTTCTCCCGCGAAATATTATATTACTGCAAAAGTAAATCAGAAACATCTTACATTGAGGCCCGCGAACAATTCGACCGCAAAGTATTAGAATCCGACGAATACTATAACGGACACATACAAGTCCGTGTCCATGGCTCTCACATTAAAACAAAAATTTAAAATCATGACGAAGCTAAATTACTCTAAGACAAATAAAAGCGATACAGCGTTTTTAAATGATCCTTATTGGACTAAGCCGAAAACTGGATTTGACAAGACATGGCATACTCAAAGAGACAATCTCAAGCAACACCTAGGCATTCACAAAGAACATAACTGGGAAATCATCAACGAACCTACAGGTCCACACGCAGGTAAAGTGGTCTGTGATACTTGCAAAACTAAAAAAGGCAAAAGTATGTTTGTTTCATGGCTTCCTAAAGGTTACATATTACCTAACACCTAAGGTTGGCGGGCCAGTTTAATAATACCGCTGTGGAAAAACCGGGGAATAACCGGACACGTAACATATTGAGACACTCCCGTGGGTATATCCCACTAGCCTGAAAAATCGGCAGCGAGTCTGAGAGCGCGAACCCTAATGCTCGACGTATTGATATAGTATGAATGTTAGCATACGAAATCACCGGCTAAGAAAACTTAGACACTAGGAACGAGGTCTAAGACGCATTATGCGAGTCGATGTAGGTTGGGAAAGATCAGAGCCCATTAGCTTACGGTGAATAAAAATACCTACTTCCAATGTCTCGGCTGTGTGCAACTCACATGAAGACAAAAGATGGAACCGCAGCAAAACGGTTCCGTCTGACCGAAGCAATCTACATGAATTTAATTAGCTTCGCTTAAATAGTGCTTCAAGTAAGAGCGTAAGCGATTACGAAGAAGCAAATGAGCGTCAGCTCATTATAAATAAAAGAAATACTTTTTAGGATTTCCTTGATATGCGTATAAATGAGTTAATTGTTAAACAACAACTAGATGAATTAAGCCTAGCCGGGGCTCTAGGATCAGCAGCAAGAGGTACTGCAAATGTTGTAGGCGGTACTAGAGGTGCTATAGCAGGCGCTAAAGATGTGTTTAATCAACGAGCAGATCGAGTTGCTAATGTTGCTCAGAGACGTGTTCAACAAGCTGGAGGTTATAAAGCCCCACCAGCTCCTACGACTACTGTGGCACCTCCAGCTACTACAGCTCAAACTAATACAGCACCTGCTACCGGAACCACCGCTCCCGCTAATACAGCACCTGCTACAAATGCAGCTAGTCAAGGAAAAGTGGGCGAACCAGCAGGAACAACACCTGCCACTACAGCAAACACAGGAAAAGTAGGTGAACCTGCAGGTCGTCAAGCAATTGACAATGCAATTGCTACCATTAAGGCAGTTAGGGGTGATCGCAGACCTCAAGTAGTTGCATACGGAATACAACAATTAGGTACCGTAAAAGAATCTAACCTAATATTTCACAGCAATTTCTTAGGTAAAGATATTTAAAAGAACGGTAATTGCGTTTCTTTTGTCAATTCTAAGTTTCCTTCGATAATCTTATTCAGCAAATCTCGATCTTCGGGCGTTAACAAAAATGCTTCGGAGAACGAAAGTCCTCCTCTCATATACCAACTAAATCTAAAAAGTTCTTCTCTTAAGGCTTTTGTATCAACTTCATATTCGGTAACAAGTTTATTGATACCATCGGTATCAAGATACAAAAGCCTTATACGAAAAAAGTTGCAGGATCAAACACCAACGGCACATCAACTGTGTCTCCAGTAATTCCCTTTTCTCGCATTTCATCAGTAACTGTTACTGTGACTGGTTTTAATTCGTTGATGCTTTTTAACGCATCTAGATGCGTTTGAACGATATTAAAAATATCTTTATCGGCATTTTCAATAAATTCTTTAATGTGCTTGAGATTTTCAGTACTTCCATTAGAACTGTCAATTTTAAATATACTTTTTTCAACAACGCCAATAGTAACATCTGTTAGTTTACTGAAGCTTTCTTTAAACGCAGCAACTTTGTCAGCTTCATTCATTTCATTATTATTTGCAATTTGTAAAATCTTTTGAGTTTCAAATGTTTTTACTGCACTGTCACTGAGTTGTTTATATGTCATGGGGCGCACAAATATTGTTAAATCTTCATTAATGGGTACAATAGGATCCCATTTTATTTGATACATCAATGTGTCCATTACTTGTTTTAAGTCGACACTATACTCCATCTCTAAGTCGTCACCGAACGTAATGGGAGTTGTCATCTTTTCCCCGTAGGTTGCAAGTCTGATTGCAATTAAAATAACATCTAAATCAATACTGGGAATTGACCATGCGTTCTTTATGTTGGGCATACAATGCTGTACAACGTCCACAACCGCCTGACCGCTCATAATAGCATCGGGGATTTTAAGCATTAGTTCGTCTTTGGCAGTCATTGAGAACACAGGAAACTCACCTGTTTCAGTTTGCTCAAGACTTCCAGCAGGCCAGAATTCTCCTCCGCTGGGCAAGCGAATATATATTTTAGGCTGTCGCATAAATCCAGAAAGTGGATTTGCATGTATTTGTTGTGGATTTGAAACCATATGTGTCTCCGATAAATAAACTATGTGAAATAGATAAAGTATTTATCTACGCAGATAACCCCTAAAATACAATGGCAGACGTAACAGGATCAATTGGTAATGAATATGTAGAGCTGAATAACGCAGCTACCGAAGCAACCTTACGTCTACTACTTCAAGCAACATTAGCAACTACTAAAGCGCAAAAAGACGCTATTAAAGATCTAGCAACAAAAGCAGGGTTAGATCCAGCAGTCGTTGCTGCAATGAATACTAATGTTAAGCAATCAGCTGGAATATTTAGTACATTAGCTACAGTAGGCACTGCAACCGCAAATAAAATTAGAATTCTAGACAGTAGCATCAGTCCGTTGATTAAAAGTTTAACAGACGGATCTGCACAAGTTAGCAATGTATTTGGGGCATTTGAAGCAATGCCAGGGATTCTGGGAGTTGTAGCCACGGGCTTTAGACGACTAGCCGAGTTTCAAGAAAAGAATTTAGACATGTACCAGCAGGTGAGCACTGCTGGTGTTAACTTTGGTGGAAGTTTAACTACCCTTAGACAATCTGCATTAAACACCTACATGACATTAGATCAATTTACAAATCTAATGAAAACAAATGGCGAGACATTTTCAAAGTTGGGCGGGACTGCAAATGACGGAGCAAAAGCATTTGTTAAAGCAAGTAATAGTTTATTGTCGAGCGATGCTGGAACAAAATTAAGAGCGTTGGGTTTTACTACTGAAGAAGTTAATCAAGGGATGCTAAACTATCTTTCTATAACAGGAGGTAGGAGTAGAGCCGAGCTACAAGATACAGCAGCATTAACAAAAAGTACCACAGTGTATTTGCAAGAGCTAGATCAGTTGGCTGCAATTACAGGCAAGAGTAGAGAAGAACAACAGAAAAAAGTAAAAGCAGAAATGGAAGAAGCAGAATTCCAACTGTTTCTTGCCAGTAAGTCAAAACCAGAACGAGAATTAATTGAACAAAATGTCAAACGTGCTACTGTACTTTACGGTAAAGGCGGAGCTGATATTGCCAAAGCCAGTGCTATGGGAGTTGCGGTTCAAGGTGATGCTGGTAAACGATTAACAGCGACTAGTGCTAGTACCGCTGAAGCTATCCAAAGAGACCTAGCATTAAGAAGACAATTTGGAGCTCAAAGCAAAGAAGTATATGACAATGAAATTAAAGGCAGACAGTCAAACGCAAGAGATCTAGGAAGGCTAGCCGGGCCAGTAGGGTCGTTTAGTGGTGTATTGAAAGGCAATGAAGAAGCAGTTCTATTAGCTGCTCGTGATCGAGTTGCAGGAGAAAAAGAAGTAGCCGAACAATACTCAACGGCCGCAAGAGAACGAGCAGAACGAGAAGCATCGCAGGCTAAGGCCGCAGTTGAAGCACAAAAAGCTGTTCAAGAATTTGGACAAGCTATTAATAATCTATTAGGACCTATTGTTACATTGTTAACTCCTGTTATTAACGGACTGGCAACAGGAATATCTAAACTTGTTAAAGGATTCGATGCAATTACTTTTGGTTTTGGAGGAATTGCTTTAGCGGCAGGGGCAGCGGTATTGGCTTTGAGAAAGTTAGCGGCTACTAGCGCCGCAAGTGATGCTGGCGGCACCGGCGGAGGTGGTGCAGGTGGCGGAAAAGGGATCACCGGTTCACTGGTTAAAAAATTAGGAATTGCTGGAACTGTAATCGGAGGATTAATGCTAGCAGGTGAGTTAAGTGGTATAAACGATCAAGAAAAAGCAGGATCAATTTCAGCAGGTGATGCATCAACTCAACGTGGTGGAGCAATAGGAGAAGCCGCAGGAGGATTTACTGGAGCACTTGCCGGTGCTGCTGCTGGAGGATTAATGGGTGGTCCATTGGGTGCGTTAATAGGTGGATTGATCGGCGGCTTCGGTGGCGGAACTGCTGGAAGAATGGGCGGAGAAGCATTTGCAGGTCCAAAGGCAGCAGCTGGCGCAATAATTGAATCTCCTATGAATATTAAAGTTGGAGAAGAAGAACCTGAATTAATATCACCTATTCGGTACTTTAATAATTTGCAGTCCGAGCTATCGACGTTAAATAAGCAGACTGCTGACATGATTAGATACCTTAAAGAAACTGCTGAATACAGTAAACGTAATGTAGATGCAACTAAATCTCTAAGCGGCAACCTTTTTAGATAACAAATTATGAGCTGGAAAAAATACTTCACCCCTGTTAATGCTTCAGGAACCCTAAGTCCTATTAGTGGTGCTCGCGGCTCTGATATGTCCAATCCTACACATAGGAATTATTCGAGTTTCTTACCTGATGTTTATTCTGGACATCCAAATCGTTTAGAACGATACGGTCAGTATGATACTATGGATGCAGACAGCGAAGTTAATGCCGCCTTGGATATTTTAGCAGAATTCTGTACACAGCAAAACGAAGAAAATGGAACACCATTTCGTGTGTTCTTCAAAGAACAAGCAACATCGACTGAAGTAAAAGTTATTAGAAAACTCATGCAACAGTGGACTAAACTAAACAAATTTCAAACAAGAATGTTTAAGATTGTTCGCAACAGTTTCAAATACGGTGATGTTTTCTTCGTACGTGATCCGGAAACACAAGCATGGATGTATATCGATCCATCTAAAGTTGATAAGATTATTGTTAACGAATCAGAAGGCAAAAAGCCAGAACAATATATTATCCGTGACTTCAACCCAAACTTAGAAACACTGTCAACAACTGCTATTAGTCCTACTAACATTACAGGCGGCGGTACACATTATAATAACAATTCCGGAACAGGCATGAGTCGTGGAATGACTGGTAGTTTTCCTAATACTACTGGAGGAAGTCGATTTCAACAGAATGAAAATCAATATGCAATAGATGCAAACCATGTGATTCATATTAGCATGAGCGAAGGAATGGATAACAATCATCCATTTGGAAACAGTTTGTTAGAATCAATTTTTAAAGTTTACAAGCAGAAAGAATTGCTTGAAGATGCTATCATTATCTATCGTATTCAACGTGCTCCAGAACGCCGTGTATTCTATATTGACGTAGGTAATATGCCAAGCCACTTGGCTATGGGCTTTGTTGAGCGAGTTAAAAATGAAGTAAATCAAAGACGCATTCCAAGCGTTACTGGCGGAAGTCAAAGTGTTATTGATGCCGGATATAATCCTTTATCTATCAACGAAGATTACTTCTTTCCACAGACAGCTGAAGGTCGAGGCAGTAAAGTTGAAGTACTACCAGGCGGTACTAACCTAGGAGAGATTGATGATCTTAAATATTTTACTAATAAGTTGTTTAGGGCTTTACGCATTCCTAGCAGTTATCTACCTACTGGTTCCGACGACGGAGGATCTAACTTTAATGATGGTCGAGTTGGAACAGCCTATATACAAGAGTTACGATTTAACAAATACTGCGAACGACTACAAAGTTTAATGAATGAACATTTTGATACAGAATTTAAACTGTATCTGCATAACAAAGGCATCAATGTAGACAGTAATATATTTGAAGTTAAGTTCAACCCTCCACAAAACTTTGCTGCTTATCGTCAAACAGAAATGGATACTGCTCGTGTAACTACATACGGAGCAGTATCTGCAATCCCCCATTTAAGCAAGAGATTTGCTATGAAGAGATTCTTAGGTCTAACGGCAGAAGAGATGGCGGAAAACGAAACAATGTGGCGAGAAGAAAACGTAGACGAAGATACTGCACTACCTGCAAATGCTGAATTACGAGGAGTCGGTGTTACTGC